GAGGCTATGCTTGACCGTGCCGCTAGACGTGGTGCTAGGGAAGCATTGCGATCTCTAGGACTACACGATGAAGATGCGCATAAAGACATAGTAGAAATGCGTACACTGCTAGAGTCTTTTAGAGATACTAAGAAAAGTATTTGGACAGCGGCAGTAAAATTAATAACAGTAGCAATCTTATCGTTTATAGCAGCTTCTGTATGGATGCAGATAGGGAATAAATAAAGGTAGAAACAATGATAAATAAACAAAATGGTATGGCAGAAAATTCGCCAGATGTACTACTTGCAAGAAAGTTTCTAGGCTTTAGTGGTCCTTCAGAGCAGCTAGAGAACTTCCTAGCTTCAAATCCTGCTGCAGCTGCACGTATGGGTAAGTATCAACAAGCTATGTCTGGTATGGCTAAAAAAGGTTTTGCTATAGGTGGCAGTGCTTCGGAAGCTCCTAACTACCAAGATTTCCTAAACTCTGATTTTTATAAAAATACTCAAGGTCAGATATCACCTCAGGTTATGGACCCAGTAACTGTAGGTGATCAAACTTATAATTTTTCTAGTCCGTTACAAGGAATGGCTTATCGTGATTACATGAAAAGTATTGGTCAAGAAACTACCAGCAATCCAAACAATTCTGCCATTGTTGACTTAAACCAACAGCCAGGTGTTGGTTATGGAACTTTAACAGATGGTGTTAAAACTGTACTTCCCTCGCAACAAAACTTTAACTATACCTATGAACAAGCTGTTGGACGTCAATCACAACGGGATGTGAAAACACCTGAAGAACAAGCAGCTATTAATGCTGCACTGGCAATGGGTCCAAGTACACAACAACAGAATTGGCAATCTGGTGGACAAACTTTAGAAGATTTCCAAAAGCAACAACAAGAGCTTATTGCCAATACTATGCAGCCTACAGCTTCTAATGTAGCTCAGATTGCTCCTACTCCAGGTCAAGATATTGCAGCTGGTACTGGGCAGGTTACACCTACAGCACCAACAGTAACTGCAGAAACAGTAGGGCAAGCTCAAGCTGCTGCAACTCCAACAGCTACTCCTGCAGCCACTATGACTGCAACTACAGCGGCTCCTGCAGTGCAAACTGAAACAGCAGCTACACAAGCACAGGTTGGTACTGTATCTCAAGATGCACAAGTACAAGCACAACAGCAAACAACTACCTCCATAGATGGAATGCAAGCTGCTCAGGGTATGGCTACTATGGTCAATGCTCCTGCAGCTAGACAGATTCAACAAGGTGAACTTATCTCTGGTGTTGCTGATGCACAAGTAGCTTCTACGTTTAACGAACAGATTCAAGCTGCTACTGCTACCCCTACAACTCAGGCTACAGTACAAGGTCAGCTAGATGGACTGATGCAACAGTTCCAAGGTAGACAACCTCCTGCATGGGCTGCAGGTGCTATGAGAGCTGCTACAGCACAGATGGCTGCTCGTGGACTTGGTGCCTCTTCTATGGCAGGACAAGCTCTAGTACAAGCAGCTATGGAATCAGCACTACCTATTGCCCAAGCTGATGCTAATATTGTCGCACAATTTGAAGCACAGAACTTGTCAAACAGACAACAACGTGCTATGCTTGCAGCACAACAACGTGCTCAGTTTATGGGTATGGAGTTTGACCAAGCATTCCAAGCTCGTGTAGCTAACTCTGCTCGTATTGGTGATATTGCCAATATGAACTTTACTGCAGAACAACAGATTGCTCTTGAGAATAGCCGTGCAGTTAATACTATGAACCTAAACAACTTGTCTAATAGACAGGCTATGGTAATGGCTGAAGCTGCTGCACTGTCTAATTTAGACATGGCTAACCTAAACAATAGACAACAATCTGCCGTACAAAATGCTCAGAACTTCATGCAGATGGATATGGCTAACCTATCTAATGCACAACAAACAGAGCTATTTAAAGCGCAGCAAAACATCCAAGCATTGTTTACAGATCAAGCAGCAGAAAATGCTGCAGCACAGTTTAATGCTTCCAGTGAGAATCAGACCAATCAGTTCTTTGCAAACCTTGGTTCTCAAGTATCACAGTTTAATGCAGCCCAAAGCAATGCTATGGCTCAATATGATGCAAGTTCTATAAACTCTATTAGACAGTTTAATGCTCAGATGCAACAACAACGTGATCAGTTTAATGCTCAGAATGGTCTGGTTGTTGCACAGGCTAATGCTCAGTGGAGACAAAACATTGCCACATTAAACACAGCAGCACAAAACGAAGCTAATATGGATTACGCAAAGACTATCAATGCTTTGACATCTAAGAACCTAGATGAGATCTGGCAACGTGAACGTGATATTATGTCGTTTGCATTTACTGCTGATCAATCAGCTATGGATAGATCTTTGCAAATTATTTTAGGTGATAAAGAATTAGAATTTGCTAGACAAAAACTAGCTCAGGCTGAAGATGCTGCTAAAACTAACCTTGCAATGAGATTCTTGTTTGGTACAAGCCCAGAAGGTATCCTTGGAGGTATCTTTAAGAATGGCTTATTTGGACTAGGGGGTTAATCAATGTCTTTTAACTATCAACCAAATTACATGCAACTAGTTAAGGCACTGCAATCTGGTGGCATTGAAGGTCTTTCTCAAGCCAGAGAAGCTAGATCTACTAGAGGTCTTGGGGGAAGATTACCACTGGATATCAAAGAAGCAGATACTGAAAGTCTCTCAGAGCAGATGCTTAGTTATTTTTCTGACATAGATGAGCAGAACAATGCAGCTAAAGCAAAGTCTCAAGCACAAAAAGAACTTGTAGAAAGCCTTGGCGGTAAGGTTGATCCTGTAACTGGAGAAGCAAAACCTAAAGTAGATGCTGTAACTGACTTTGATGAAAGCATGATTGATCTTGCTCTCGGTGCACTATCTGATGTAGAAAGTAGGGGGAGTGGTGACTATAAAGCCATAGGACCAATAGTTAAAAAAGGTATGTACAAAGGTCAAAGAGCATACGGTAACTATCAAGTTATGAAAGGTAATATTGGACCTTGGACCGAAAAATACTATGGTGAACGTTTAACACCTGAAGAGTTTTTAAACAATCCAGAAGCTCAAGATACAGTTGCAGAAAATGTGATACTGGCTAACTGGGAAAAGTATGGTAATATTGAAGATGCAGTATCTGTTTGGTTTACTGGTAGACCTTATAAAAAGGCAGCTTCACTAGGTGCTGCTGATCAAAATATCGGAGTGCCAGAATACTTAAACAGATGGCGTTCTAGCTACAATAGAAGGTATAATGAATCTCTAGGAGAAGGCAAATGATGGCATTTGAAAGACCCATTCCAGGGCAATCACTTACAACAGAGCCAAAGAATGCTCCGTATGAAAGACCTCCAGAGATAGTTGACCCTATTGAGGCTCTTGATGTACATATTGAGAACCTACTTAAACCAGGTGCTATGGAAGATGCACTGTACTTTTTAGAGTATGGAGTAGACCTAGTAACACTAGTCCAAGGTATTCTACGTGGTGCTGTCATGGAAGGTATACATAGTATTGATGTGAGCCTGATTATCGCACCAGTAATCCACGAATATATAAAAGGGTTTGCTGATGCAGCTGATCTAGATTACAAAGAAGGTTGGGAAACTGAAGAAGAAGAAAAAGCCTTGTCGTATAGACGTGATGTTGAACGTGCCAGAGAGCTTATGAAAAAGCTTGGTGAACAAGAAGATGAAGCTATTCCAACTACTATGAAAGAAATGACTGAAGAACCTGAAATGGAACCTGAAGTCGAACAGGAAGAACCAGCTAAAGCTGGCCTAATGGCGAGGGTATAATCATGGCGTTTAGTGCAATAGGTGCAATGGACTATCTAAAGTCTGTAGACGAGGAGAGAAAACGTAAAGAAGATCTTATATCTGGTCGTGAAGATGCCTTACTTGATTTGTATGTTAAGAAGGGTGGTACTACGTCTGCAGATACAGATAAAAAACAAAGTGCTGCTGAGGCCGCATTTAAATTACAGGAACGTATTGATGGTTCAGGCATTCAAGATGAAGAAACTTTAAACTATCTAAACAACATTGTTTCAGATCCGTTTGCAGCACAAGAAGTTCTTGAGTTTATTAATGAGCAAGCTACTGATTACGATAGAATAATCAACCTTCAAGACTTACGCACAATGATCGACATTGTCAAGGCACCTACGTCAGTGGACGATAAGATTGACCTGTTTAAAGAGTTTGATGTTGTTGACCTCAGTAACAAAGAAGAGTATTATAAACTAGCTAAAAAAATTAACAGCATGACTACTAAAGGTGGTCGTACTGTGTTTGTTGATGTAAAACCAGGAGCAATCGCAAAAACTGATTTCACTGCAAGAGAAAAGCAGTTTGAAGGTGTGTTGCAAAACGTAATCAGAACTGCTCGTGCAGGTTTGGAAAACGATCCTGATAAAATTCAAACACAAAATGCTTTGAATAACTTAAGCTCTTCTGATGCAGGGACAAAAGCTGATGCTAGAGATTATTTACTCTCCAGATTTATTACTCCAGAGTTTATCAAAAGTCTTGAAGAAGAAAACTCATCAGCGTATCGTGGACTGTCTAAAAACCATTTGATCAAACCTTATCTTACAACTTCATTACCACAAAATCAGACAACGTATCCAATACCTACACAAAAACACATTGAAAGTCTAAAGAACAATCCAGACAGAAAAGCTGAATTTGAAGAAAAATTTGGACCAGGGTCTGCAGACAGGTACTTAAAAAATGACTAACTTTTTTGATCAGTTTGATCAACAAGAAGAACCAACGGGTAACTTTTTTGATCAGTTTGATCAGGAAGAAAAACCAACAGGGGGCTTTTTTGATCAAGTAGATACTCCTTCTGTGCAACAGTCAGCCTTGCCTGAGCCAGGTACTTACACAGAGAATGATATGGTCGAGAATGATCGTATGTTTTCTATTATTAATAAGTATATGACTGACCGCTATGGTGTTCAAGCCATAGAGGGTCTTAGTCGTGAAAAGATAGTAGATGACTTTCTAGATAACCGTCGTGGTGTATCTGCAGGTAACTCTGTACGTGGTTTGTCAGAGATGGATTATCTAAACGACATTAAAGACAACCAGGATAAATTTGCTAATGCGGCTGCTGCTGCATCTCTATTTGAGAATATGGCAGGACTTTACAGTTCTGAAACAACTCTGGGGGAAAAGGTAAGAGGTACTGGTGACTATATTCGCACAGCAATACTTGACCCTATTAACTTAGTTGGTGGAATATTTGGTAAAGTTGTTGGCGGTGGTGCTGTACGTTTAGGCACTCAAGGTGCTAAAAAAATTGCACTGAAAGAGATGGCTAAAAAACAAGCTGCAGGTGCTAGTGCAAAAACTGTATCTGAAACAGGTAAAAAAGTTTTTATTCAAGCTGTGGATGCTGCAGGTAAACAAACAACTCAACAAGTTGCTGATTACTCAGCTCGACTACTATCCTCAAAAGGTTTTAAGCGTTTAGCACAGAAAGGTGCTTTAGCTGAAATTGCTGCTACGACTGGTATTGAAGCCGCAGCTAGTGTTGGTATGGAATACCTGTATCAGGATGGCTTAGTTGAACTAGGAGTTCGTGAAGATTACGATAAGTTTTCTATGGGTATTGCTGCTCTGGGTGCTACTGCTATAGGTGCAGTGCAAGCTGGCAAAATTATGCTTCGTGGTACATCTGGTGTTGCTGCACCATCTGTTACAGTTGATATGCCTGAAGCTAAAGATGTAATGAGAGAGTTGTCAAAATCAATTAGTGATTATGTAAACACTCAAGTACCAAAAACAGGAACTTGGAAAAATAAAATTAAAGGTGGGGTAGAACTCAAAGATCTAGATACAGACTTCTTTGTAGATCTTTTATTAGGTCATGTGGATGATGATGGTAATGTAGCTCTAAAAGGTCTGGCTCAAATTGCTCAAGAACGTGGACTTGTCTGGTTTAAACGTGGTGATGATGATCTATATAGTAACTGGATGGCTGATGTAATTAAACAGTCAGATCCAGCTGATATTAAAACCTTTATTAAGTCTTTTGAAAAGGCTACAGGCAATAAACTAAAGCAAGCTAAAACACTAACTATAGAAGAGTTTGCAGATACTTTTGCACTTAAAATGAATGGTGCTGCTAGAGTACTTAATGCTGCTTCTCAAGGTTCTAAACTAAATGGCACAGCTATTAAAGATGTGCAAATAGCTGAGATGATTGATGCTGCACTTGATTTGGGTTTATTAAAGAAAGTTGATGAATCTAAGGTAGCAGGTCTTTCAGAGAAACTACCAGACTTTATTCGTAATAACCAAAACAGAATGGTTAGGATGCTTGTATCTAACCCATCGACTAGTGCTCTTAACATGATTGGTTGGGGTGCTAACGCAGGTATTAATGCAGTATCTGATGTAGCACTTATGACACTACATGCTGGAAAAGGTACATTAGCTAAAGCCATTGGTATGGAAAAAGCGGGTGCAAAATCTTATAAAATTGCAAGGGCTTTATTTGAGTCTAATGCTTTTCGTATGAGACTGCTGCTTGATCCAGATATGACTCATGCTGCGTTTGAATCTGCTCTTACTAGAAACTCTAAAGCACTTCAGCAATTAGCTAGTACACTACCTGGTGGTGTTGAAAATGTAACTAGACTTGTTACTGATGGTAAGTTTACCCCTAATCAAAAGTTATTAGGTCAGACAGTTGATGACGGTATAGACTTTATTCAATCACTTACTTTTGTTAAAGCTCAAGATAGCTTTACTAAATCACAAGAGTTTATCTTTCAGATGGATAAACAATTAAGACTTGTAACTGGCAAAGGTTGGACAGAGTTTTATAACTGGGAAGATGCCTACAAGTTTATGTCTACGAAAGAGTATGCAGAGATTGAAGCCAAGGCTGTAAATAACACCTTAGAAAATATCTTTAGTAAATCTTATAAAGGCTCTGGTCTTGTAGGCGAAGTCGCTGCTGTAATTGAAGATGCTAGAAACATTCCTGGTATTGGTTTGCTTGTTCCTTTCGGTAGATTCTTCAACAACACTGTTGATTTTGGATTACAATCCACTGGACTTTCTATTGCAGGTAAAGCAGTGGGCAAATACTCTGATAAAAGCTATGGTGAATTGTTTACTAAGGCTGCAGTATCTTGGGGTCTAGCCTCTGCTATGGTTCAAAAAGAAAGTGAGAATCGTAAAGCTGGTTTAGGGTTATATCAAGAATCTATTGGTGGTGAGGTCATAACTCGTCAGTATGACTACCCAGTTTCATTCTTTAAAGCTTGGGCAAGAATTGGTTCCTACTATATGGACGGGGAAGAACCACCTACAGAACTACTTACACAAGTTGCTAAAGACTTTACACTGGAAGGTGTTTTGAGAAACTTAGACAGAACTCAACAAGATGTTACAAGCATCTTCTTCCACATGTTCCAAGGTGATATGAAAGACTCATGGAGAGCTTTTGGTAAATCTATGGGTGGTCTTGCATCACAACAAATTTCAGCTGTTACACGTTTTGTAGAACCTGTAAATACACTGGCTGGTATTGCTAGGGGTGAACAAGCTAGACCTATTGATAGGTATCAAGGTAATAAATTCTACAATGACTCTGTTCGTTATATTGATAATATTATTCCACTATTTACTGGTGAACCAGTCGGTGAGACACTCAAGCAAGCGGCGACAGGGGAAGCTGATATTACATCTACAAAGTCATTAGGTGTAAGAACTATAAGGCTTACTGATACCCAGCGTGTTATGAATATGCTAGGTTATAATCAGTTTGATATTAACGCTGCTAGAGCAGTAAGGACAAAAGCACCAGAAGCTGCTAATGAGTATAACGGTATCTTATTTGATATTATCGAAGCAAAAGCTTCTGCTTTGATGGATAGTAAAGCGTTTAGAAAAATGTCAACTGAAGATCAAAGATTATATTGGAAAAAAGAAGTACTACCTGAAGCTCAAGAGTTAGCCAAAACTTTTTTATATTTACAGTATTCGGGACCACTTGATACTATAGATTTGCAGTATGAATTGGCAGGTAAGTACAGTAATAAAAAACTTGATGATGCTATTGAAGAACTAAACTTTGATGGTGAAATTGGGGATATGACACGAGGTGAACTGTATGTTCTAAAAGAATACCTCTCAACAATAGATCAAATAAAACTATTAAAAATTCCTGCAGAAGTTGGGGCAGGTCAATACGGTAGGTAAAATAAAAGGGGGCTTCATGGCCCCCTCTTTTTATGTCTCATCATCTAACATGTAATCTGCCCAATCATACGCTTGTCTTTTTATTTCACGCATGTCATTACTTGCCCTAGCACCTGCCAATAAACCACTTAAAGCCTGACCCGCCAAGTAAATTCTGGGGGTTAAGCTTTTTTCTGCAGGAGCCTTACGCTTTTGCTGCGTAAACTTCTTGGCTTCTTTCTCTAAGTTCCCTTTCAACCGTTAGCTCCTTATTTTTGAAGTAAGCCTTGTTAAAGCCCACTTCCCAATCCCTAAACTCTTTTGTATTATCTTGGTAGGGATTAACCAAGTTTCCCATAAGGAAGGCTTGATAGCCCTCGTTAAACGGATTTATTTTTTGCTTTGCTGTTGTATAAGTGCGTCCAGATACCATCTTGCTTTCCTCAAGTCTTCTAAACCATTTTTATAGCGCCAACGATGTAAATACTTCGTGACGTTACCACGATAATAACCTATTAGCTCATCATCCGTCAAGATATCTTTGATGTAAGTAATACATTCAATATCACCTTGACCGTAGTGAAGAGGTTTATTTACATTGTCTGTCATAGAATTATAAGCTCCGCTTCTGTATATGGGATGTGAAAGAACAACTCACCTTGCCTGATGTATCTACCTTTTGCTTCACCAAGACTTTCTTTAGTTAGTAGGAAGTCCCTGATACGCCAAGCTTGTTTAAGATCTTTACGAAAGACGTAAAAGTTTAACACTCCGTTCTCACCTTGATACTTATCAAGTAGACGTTGCTTACGTTCAGGTATACGTATCTCTCTCCAATGCACAGGCCAATCACCGTCCCAAGCCACCTTAACTTCAGCTTCATTGAAATATGTGTAGCCGTGTTTTTGAGATACAACATCGACGTGATAATTCTCTTCAGTACTGACTAGTGTGTGACCTTTCTTTATAAGGTACTCTGTAAGAGCATCCTTGGCTTGTGAATCATATGCTTCATATAAAGCACGATTAAAACTCTTTCGGACTGGTTTCAATGAGAAACTCCTTTAGTTCTGTGTACCCACCTAAATGAGTACCATCGGGTTTAAAGATTTGTGGTACGGTAGTATACCCTGCTTTTTTAAGTAATGTCAATAGCCACCTACTGCTATCTGTTTGAATATTGTACTCAGTAAATGATTGGCCCTGACCTTTTAAGAAGGCCTTAGCTGAGTCACAGAAGTTACACTGGTTTCGAGATATTACTACCCACATTTTCTTGCCTCCACAGCAATTCATACTTAAGTTTCTTTTGTTCGTATTCGGACATTATCATCCAGTCACGTATCTCATTTAGTGTCCTTCTACACCCTATGCAAAAGCCATCGTCATCAATACGACAAACCTTTACACAGGGTGAGGGGACATTACCTACACGAGGTCTACGATTTCGCATGAGTCGCCAGAACAAGCCATAGTCTGCATAGCTACAGTGTTATCTTCTTGCTCATACTCAGAAAGTTTAGACCAGTCAATAGACTTAGGCATGTATGATAGTAGTTCCTCATACTCTTTCTTGCTACAGTCTTGGTACGGTGCTTGCTGATAAGTATGATCAGAGTGTGGCAAGAATGATACACCTGACATCTCGTCAAAGTGTTTGTACACAAATGCACCAACCTCTAGCCACTCATGGTCACGCACAGAGATAGTCACAGAGGGTTTATGCTCACACCAATGACGCTGATATGTTAGCCATGTCTCTAGCTGTTCGACAGCTGTCATATCGTTACGTGTTACAGCATTGTCAGGTGACTTCTGTGGGAAGCTAAACACTGTAGTAGTGTCCCCTTTGAATACACAAGGCTCGTGAGGTATGCCCTGGTCTATCATCATTTTTGTAAGTGGGTCTTTGTTATCTCCTCTAACGGTTCTAATGTAATAACGTGAATGTCGTGCATGTATCCCAGAGGCAGAGTCAACGAGTTGGGAAACTGTTCCACTTGGCTTAACACACGTAATAGCAGCACTACGCTCAATGCCAAGACGATCAGCCCATTCACTATTAGTGTCCACTGCAATCTGTCTAAGATGTTCAAGAGTTTTTTGTAGTCCACTGTTTTTTACCGTTAATAGAGGGTTATCCATTATCCCCGTGAGAGACACACCGAGCAGTCGTTCTTCTTCGGTATTTCGCTGCCACACCTTTCGCAAGTACGGGAACTTCGTATATGTAGATTGTATAGTGCCAAGGATTGTTGCCAACCGAACTTTACGTTCCAGATCATTGATATTATCCGTCGATCTGACAACGCACTCCGTAAGATTACAGAACTGATACGGGCGCAAGATGATTTCACTACACGGGTTAGTCCCGAACTCTTGGTTCGGATCACGTCTGCCAAACTTAGCAGCTTGTTTTTTAGATGCTTCACGATTAAATACTCCACGTTCACCTGACTTAGACTCTACTAGTGCTGTCCACTCACGCATGAATGTCTCTACGTCAGGCTTCTCTGTATAGCTTACAGAGTTATTAGCTAAGGCACGGTGTGCAGCTGTCTCCCACCATTGACCAGACTTAGCATGACGCATACGGTCATCTGATAGGTTAGATAGAGATATCATTGCAGAGCGGCGTACACCGCCAACTACGACAATCTGACCGATAAAACACATCAAGTCATGACACTCTAGTGAGGATAGCTTACGTCCTTGTGCGGCCTTAAATGTAGATACAGCAAAATTAAACAACTCAACTAAAGGTGCTGGACCTGATGCCCTACCACCAAACGTCTTTAGTCTAGCACCTGCAGGACGAACCCTTGATACGTCCCACTTCGGGATCTCACCCGCCCAGAGGAGAGCCAATACTTGACGGAAAGCTTTAGCCCAACCTTCTTTACTGTCCTTAACGATGATTGTGGTATCACTCTCGAACAGTTGTGGTACTTCTGGCAGCTTGCTGATGAATTGACGTTCAACAGAGAACCCAACGCCAGTACCACACAACAAGATGAACATAGCCTCGTCAAAACTCTTGGGATCATCTACGGGTAGATACGAACAGTTATAACCTGCTGTGTTGTCCCGTTCCAAGGCAGGACCAGCAGTCATCATAGCTCTCATAGAAGGCATGATTTCCAGACCAAGGATAGCATCACGGATCTGGTTGATGTAGCTGTCGTCACCCGCTACTGGACGTACAACGTTATCCATGTAACGCTCAACTGTCTCATCCCAGTTCTCACGTCCCTTACCGTCAAAGTATTTAGCATACCGTGACTTGTGAATAAAGGATTGATAGTCTGTTGGTAGGTAGTTGCTCATCTTTTGTCCCCCGATCCACCTAAAGTTCCACGAGCCTTGCGGCTATAAAGTTTTTCTAAATTGGCAAAGGCTAAATCATGCAGATCAATATTAAGATCTCTAGCCAAGGCTGCTACATACCAAAGTACGTCGCCAATCTCTGCTGCAATACCTTGCCGATCAAAGTTACCATCACGAAGCATTTTCTTAACTTTGTTGGCAACTTCACCAGCTTCACCAGCAAGTCCTAACGCAGGATACAGAATACTGTGATTGCTGTGATAGATAGCAGTTTTAGATGCAGCATCTTGATACTGATTTAAAGTCATGCGCTCTTTGTACGCCTGATTGTAGTACTCCCACACCTCTAAGTTGGATTCATTCGACACTTTTTACCTCACATTCCTCTACAATAATATCGTCTATATCGTATAGACTAGCTGCAACAAGCTCGGAAATAACATCGCAGTTATCACCAAACGTTTCTAAAAAGTTTGCTTCAGGATCTACCTTAATTTTTATAGATAGCTCAAACCTCATCAGAAAGACTCCTAGTTATACTCACTAGTGCCGTCCATGTCAACAACGATGGGTTCAATGTTTTTCATAAAATGCTTTTTCCATTCATAAGCATCATCAAAGTCTTCGAACCAAAAGTTATCTTCACCGATAACACCGTCTATTTCTGTTCTGCAAACCATAAAATACTTTGCATTTTCTGGTGCTAAAAGAAAATCTTCATCAGAAACTTCTTCAATAGCTATCGGACCTTCAGTGACTCCCCATATCTTTACTTCCATTTCTTTAATAACTCCATGTAATGATCAAGACTAATCATTGTTATCCAATCTCTTCTATCTGCACGAAAGAATACAACTGGCTCCCCTTTACTGTGTTTCTTTGCTTGCTCTATGTAATCGTAGGCCATTTTCATTCCAGATTTTCTACGCTTAACTTCAATAGTAATGGGGATCTTTTTTCTAGCTGCAGGGGACAGCTGGATATCTTCCCCAGTGTCCCCCATAGTTGTAGACTTTATATCGTCAGGTTCAAACTCAGGGAACGTTTCCAACAGTTTGTCTCTGATTTCATTCTGTCCACCACGTCCCTTAGCCTTAGCTGCCCGTGTCATCAAACACCTCTTCAACCTTTGGTTCTTTTTCTACATGTACTAGGTATTCAATACCGTAGGAATACTTAAACATACGCAGGTTAGGCCAGCAAACTTTCTTATACTCACAGAACTGACACGACTTGTCCAACTTAGTATTAGGACTTGCCTTACTTGCAGGTACAGGTTGAATACGATCAGTGGGTATGTCGCCAGCTACCAGTTCTTTAGCATCTAGCATCTCCTGTTCTTTAGTCTCTAACTCTTTACTAAAGTCATACACATCTAAACAGATGTCACCGTTAACCTTGTCAACAGCAAGAAATGCACCGTGTGTTTTATTAGTAACTAACGGATCATCTTTACCTGCGTAGACGTAAGAACTTAGTTGACTGACATAACCAAAAGGATCGTTGTCACGTAACTCACCATCCCTAAACTTCTTAAATGCATATGGACTGCAAGACTTAACATCAACGGTCATACCATCAATCACTGCGTCACGATGCCCACGAATACCGTGAACATTTAATCGGTCTTGAGTACCCTTGAGTTCGTGACCAGAGGCAATGACCATAGCTAAGATTAGCTCTTCGATCATGTCGCCGTAGAAAAACTTTAACAGCATGTTAGCTGCAAGGGGTTCACCAAAGTCAGGTTTATTTACTCTATACCATAACTTACGTTTACATGGCGTTCCAATAGACGAAAGAGATAGATACCCACGGGGTTCTTGTGGCTTACTAAATCGTTTATTGGCAGACATGGCAATGTTAGTGCCCAATATTGAACCTACGGTTCCAGACCATCCGCCAAGCCCGTAGATTACAGACTCAAGGTCTTGTACTAGTGTATCAATCTTTTTCATTTTATCTCCTTAAAGGGTAGCCCCCCGAAGGGGGCCACTAGTTGTTTTGGGAGGAGGTTAAAACAACACTTCGCTTTGTTTATTTTCAACTGCAACAGATGGCGAAGCATCATCTGATACAGCATCCGCAACGTACTCAACATGGTCAATAACTGTAACCGCATCAAGCCGTGTACCTACAATACTTTTCATTTTAGTATCATAGACTGAGAGGACAACCTCTACAGTAGATCCATTACCAATGGTGCCATCAAGACTGTAATCCCAATTACTACCATCAGACTTTTTAACAATAGGTGCACCACTGTCCCAATCCTTTCCTGTGTCATACTTACGTACCAATTTTACTCTAGTACCACGTCCTTCTGTATCAGGTACACCACGTTTCATAGAACGTGAAGCTTTTAACAAAGCTAGGTTTTCATCGTCAAGGATGAGATCGATAGTGCAAGCACCGTTGCAATCTCGGTAAGCTCCATCAAAACCTTCCATATCACGGTTCTGTGTGAATACTTTTGCCCATTCAGCAATACCAGTTAGTTTTACTTTACGTGTAGCCATTTGGCCCTCCATAGTTAGTGTACATCACTATAACGTTGACCATACTGAATATCAATACCTAAGTCAACATTTAATTTAAGTTCTTGGTTAAGTTTTTCGATAGCCCATTGCAGTGCAGCACTGTGCTCATTTTGTTCGCCAACCTTAACCAGGTTGATAGACTCGTCATGAAACTGACCGATAATGTTTGGCCTACGTGTCCGATAATAAGCAACCCATTTATCAAAGCAATATGCCCCAGTAGATTGGTTGAGTGTAGAGAACACGTCTTTCTCATAACGAAGTGAATGCCAGAAGCCACTGACAGGGTTTTGTACCCACATCTCACCACCGATCTTACGTATCTTTTGAGCCTCAGCAAATGCTTTAACTGACCAGTTACGTTTCCAATAAGCATCTAGTAGTGCTTGTGCATGAGGTATAGCCATACCCGTAGTACGAGATAACTTAGCTGCACCAACTCCATAAGTCGCAGAGTAGTTCACAACTTTGTAGTTCTTACGTAGTGCCTTAAGTTCTGGACGTTGACCTTGATTGTAAGCGTCAATGTCAGACTGTTTAATAGCACCCGCATGTTTAGCCAAGTCAAGGTGTGGATCAAAACCTTCTTGAGACATTTCGTGTACATACTCTGGATCATATGGATACATATAGTGTCTCTTAGTCGTATCTTCAAGGGATGTCATATCCGCACCGCAAAGAATATAGCCATCTGGTGCAATTAAGCAACCACGTATTTCTTTACCCCACGGTCTGTCTACTCCAGGCAGATTGACTAAAGGCTTTTTGTGTTTGAAACGTAGAGTGTTGGTAAGACCATCAACTTCAGCACGAACATAGCCATTGTATTCACACTCAAGAAATGCTTCGAAGATCTTCAGTCGATGCTGCATAACAGTCAAACCTTCAAGAACTTCAACAGCAGGATTCTTTTCGGCAATGAGTTTTACTGAGTCAGTAAGTTCACCTTCCCTACGAACCTGTGGTATTTTTCTTTCTTCTCCAGTCTCCTTGTTTTTGTCATACTTAAATGTGCATGGCTCCCAACCAAGGGAGTACAACCAGTCTTTTACTTGATCGGTAGAGTTTGGATTAGGATCTTCCCAACCTTTAATGACTTCTACTTCACCGTCGTAGTGCATAGGTAATCCATGCTCTTGCAATAGATCAAACCAACGTTGGCCGTGAGTTGATGGTGAACCATCTTTCTTGAAGCAAACTTTTGGTTTAGTCTTTTTTGTAGTAACCCTGCGCTTTGGCATAACCTGCACAAGTTCAAGTTCTTTCTCAGACTTTTGTTTAGTTAGGTCATCAACGCATTTCTGTGCTAAGTCTATATCCAACTTCCAACCAACTCTTTCTGCTACTGAGGCACAATCCATCTTGAACTCTAGGTATCGAAAGAATTTGTCTAGGCTTTCCTTGTCTTTGTATATAAACATGAATCTTTTTAGAACGTCTTGCCATAAGAACCAGTTTATTTTTACATCTTCCCTGCATCTGTGAGCATACTCCTCTTGAGTTAAGTTTAACCAATCATCAATTTGAGGTTTGGGAATACCAAAGTCCTCACCAAAAGACTCAAGGCCATGCTTAGGTCGATCATAATTTAGAACCCAAGACATTGGTAGTGTGTCAAAGAGACGTGCTTTCACCTTGATACCCAAAATCTTTTCTAGTAATGGTATGTCATATCTAATAATATTGTGACCAACCAACCCACGCTGAGTAAGTATAAGATCACGCATATCAGAATAGTCAAACAGAGTTTTATAATCTTTACCATCATGGGTATAAGATAAGCAGTGTATCTTTGTAGCCTGATCTAGTAGTCCATCAGCTTCTACGTCGAATACAATCATGCTGCTATATCACTCCTTTCATAAGGTGTTTCTTCACTTAGGATCGTTGTCTCTGGATTATAGTAGACCGATCCTGCTTTACCCAATTTAGCAAATGGGCGATTTTTGTCAACAATAAATTCAGTAGTGTTCTGAATTATCTCATCGTCAGATTCAGTATCACGTTCAATCTTTACACAAATAATGGCTTCTTCTTCAAGAGATGCAGCATACTTTGTACGTCCATCATCATTTACCTGTGATATAAAGATCACACCTATGTTTAACTCTTTGGCTAGTTGAGCCATGCGTGAGCCTAGTGTAGTAAGTGTACTGGTAGCACCATCAACACCTGTACTAGACAGGTAAGCAAGACGTTGAACGTGATCCACAAACACAAAGTCAGCACCGAATGAAGTAACTGCCATACGTGTATAGTCCAGTAGTGTTAGTGGATCATCATGTGACTGCATCTCAAAGATGATCGTGCGGTTGTTGTCGGAATCAGCAATCTTATTAGCTGCTGCCTCAACTTGATCAAGAGTGTAGCCATTACGTTCCGCATCTTCTTTAGTACGAACGTTGACACCTAACTCATACGTAGCCATAGCACGTAGTGTAGTGGACTTCATTTCCTCCATGTGTAGTAGTGCCACCTTGACACCATCATTCTGTAACAAGCCTGTCTCGAAGTATCGAATCACCTCAGTCTTACCAGTACCACGTGGTGCTTTGATAAACGTCAGACCACCCTTAACCATACCACGAATTTTTTCATCAAGGCCAGAATGACCAGTGGGTACATACTCATAAGGATTCTCTGTGCGTAGAGCTAAAGAGAAATCGTCACGGGAACAGAAGAAGTTCTCAGGACTATACCGCTGAGGTTTCTTTGCTGCCCACATTAATTCGTTGCCATCGCCAGCTTGCAGGAAGTCATTGGCATCTTTGTGTTTGGACATTGGAACATACCAGAACTTATCTGGGAATGCTTGGTACAATTTATCAGCTGCCCTACGTCCAGCAGGATCAAGCTCACCTGCGTAGATGATCTCTTTGAACGACGACAAGTATAGGTGATTGTGTTTGATGAACTTCTCACCGATAGATGCGCTAGGCAGGGACTTTACTGGGAATGTCTTACCAAGAATCTGATAGAGAGATGCGGCATCGAACTCACCCTCAGTTAAATAGATACGGTGACTTGTACCTGCATTAAATTCTGGGCCAAACAGGTGATTCATACCCATGCCACGATCCTTCGTCCATGACTTAGACTTGTCGTCAACTAATCGGTACTTAACTGTGTGCGGATACTTGTAGGCATAACGTACAGGCCTACCTTCATCACCCATCTGTAAGGCAATGCCATACAGTTCAGCAACGTCAGCATCAAGCCCACGTATGCCTTGGTGTGTTTGTGACACTATAGGTATTTCCATAGGGTTTCTCCTCTCCTTGAGTGGATATTCAGCCTTCACCCATTCAAATACCTCTGACATGTCTTTGGATGGATAGGCTCTCGAACAGGAGTGACAGTGGCCAAAGCCATCATCATTCCAATTAAATGCATCGCTTGATCCGCAATCAACATACGGACAGGCTAAGTGTGGGTTATCATTACTTGCCACGTTTCACCTCCAGTTTAAATATTCCTTCGGGACTTTGTAGAGCAGCTACCATATCAACATACTGCTGAAAAGATATGGTGATTACATGGTTCTTGTTGAGATTCTCATCATACTGTACCAAAAAAACCACACCACTATCTTCTATAATAACTTTTATATCTTCATGACGTGCCTTTTCATCTAGCACAGTTATTACAGCAGAGTCAAAATCCATCTCAACCGTATACATCATTCTTCCTTTAGACAAAAGTCACAAAAATCTAGCTTAGATGGGTTACCACAACTAACACACTTTTGCAACTTTTCTTCTGGTTGAATCCTTTTAGCTCTATCAATAAACCATTCGTCAGGTAGGGGCTTACGCCCCTCTGGTATCTTAGCCATTAATGTTACCCCATTTGCTTTAGGTCTTTTAAATATGAGACTGCTCTTGGCCCGATCTCAGTCATAGCATCAAGCGTATCAAACAAAGTTAATACTGCACGAAACTGTTTCATATCAATACACAAAGTACTATTTATATCAAGTACCCCTGTAATCAGATCATTGTATGACCAACCTCGTGTGGAGATATTCTCTTTGTCTTTACGTCCAAGATGTACGTGCAGCCTAGCTACTCCGTGTAGTAGTTTCTCTAGGTCACAATCTAAGTCTGCGTAGTAGTTACTCATCTTTGTTATACTCCATGTGGTCTGTAATAAAGTCATACACCAAGCCCATGTCTAACTTGGCGGCTGCGCAGTATAAGGCTAACGTTAAGCCTTCCTCTGCCAGTAATTTACGTACCTCTGCATCATAGTGAAACTGATAGGTGGCACTACCATCTTCGTGTTCTTCTATTGTTTCTACAACAATAATACCTGCATCTTTATTCATCATTCTTCATACGCCCTTAATGCTTCCCATGCTACAGGGAATAGTTTCATCATTTCGTCATCAATCTGCTCAGCCACAATCCTGGTTTCGTACTGTGTATCAGGCTTACAACGTAGGTGACACATAGAAGCAAAGGCATCTAGTGAACCTGACCAGTACCACTCTGTCATGGTTGACTGTGGCAGTACCATGCGGGCTTGCTCAGGTGCTACTCCTGCGTTAAGAAGCCAACGATAGTTAGTCAGGCACTCTGCCTCCCCCCATACTAGGTTGTCTTTTACTGAGTTTCCCAGTCTGACCTCACCCTCAGAGCCTTGC